CTTTTTTAGTGAACAACCTGCGCTTAGATGCGGCGCTGAATTGTTGATATATGATAGTTAAATCCGCCCCGAGCGCATCAGGGCTTAGTCGAAAAAAGACGAGCTACCTTTTGCTTTTGTTTCACCTCCAGTTGGAAGCTGTGGGTTCATCTTTTGTTCAATAACAGGAATTCCAAACGTGTCTTTAATATAGTCTGGCTCAACGGTAAAGTGTTGTAAGATACCGCTCACGATATTCCACTCCTGTTGCAAGTTCTTTTCCCGGTTAAATTCAAAGTGAAGTCCTGAAATAGGATAACCGAGTTCTTCTAATTTAGGCAACCACTGCTCATTGATTATGCGTTCCATCCATGTTTTATCACCGTCCCAAATCTGTAGTGATAAATCCATTCCAACTTGTTCCTTTGCACGTGATCCATCTCCTGAAGCTTCTCCAATAACAGATCCGTTTAAGAGTTTTGAAATGGCGTTTCCTGAAGCCATCATCAAGTTGCTGAACAGTGAACCATCCGAATTGGGAACATCAAGCGTTCCAAACTCCTCCTCTTTATCGAAAACACCGTAAGTAGATGTTCCCATATCTCGCAACATGTTTTCCAAACGATTCAAGTGCGCGTTGTCGCGAGTGTCTGTCTTTACAAATCTTGGAGGTACGCCATAAAGCTCTGTAAATTCACTCCAGGAACCTTGAGCAAATCGTTTATAAAGCACGTGAGGAACGATCTTGTTAATCAATCCCAAGTCTTCATTTTCTCCTACCTCAAAGAGCCAAGGTGTGTATTTGGTATTTTGACGAAAATCAATACCACTTTCGTCACCTACATTCTTTACCACTATTCCACGTTCAGGAACAACGTGCCAGCGGTTAACGATCTCAACGTCTGAAATCTTCCCATCTTCTGTAAGTTTGGTGATCTCAATCAATGAGTGTCCCCAGGTTCTCGATTGCCAAGCAAAGGTCAACAACTTAGTAAACCAAGCTTTGTTGATCAGTGCCGTTGCTTCAGGATCAGGATTTCCTTTTTCATCGTACAAATCGAAATCACTCTCCAGCAAAGAGTTCATTCGCTTCCCGATTTCAGCTGATAAATCGGCATCGATTAAAACATCATTGTATATGTTGTAAAGCTGTGACCTTTTCGGGTTGTCCACATTTTCAGCGGAGCGCAACGCTTGTCTCCAGTCTCCAACTTGACGACGAGCTCGTGCTGTTGACGTTCTTATGATCGTATCGAGAACCTTGTTTGGTCGCTCTTTTAACTCTTTTTTCTCAGCCATAATTAATAATAATTTTCAGATTTTGGAACTGAAGAACCATAGCGCAACGGCGTTGTTGGCTCTTCTTCTTGTATTGGAAAATTTGGTTTAATAAAACCATCGGCCACTTTCTCCAAATAGTCAATAGCATTTCCTCTCCTTTCTTTTCGTAAGTCAGGAATGTTGTTGGGAACGATCAGAGCAAATGCATCATACAAGATCATGTCAATCAACTTTCGTTTAAGAATGCTAATTGCTGTGTTATCATCAGAATCTAAGCATTTGGTTGCATCGTATCTTACATCAAGATATCCAACCATTTCAGCAATAGCATCCTCTTCCAAGTCTTGCAATGTTGCCCATCCTGCTCCTGTTAAATCTCCAACGACATCTTCCAATTCGTCTTCTGCGATTATTTTATAAAAGTCATCTACTATTAATATTGCCATTGTTTAAAATTTACGTGATGTTCGTTTTCCTCCAAGTCTATTCGTGTTGGAGTTTATGCGCTTTTTAAAGGAGTTCAAATAATCAAACCCATACTTGTCCGCATCGGGCGCATCGTCATGTGATTTATATCCTGGTTCAATTCCTTTCAATTGTGCCAATCCTATTTGCGTGTCGTTGTGTCCTTTCAATTGTCGGTTGTAGTAAACATGTCCATTCTGATAATCAGGTAGCATTTCGCACATAGCATCATACTTGTTGCCTTTTCTCCTGTCCATCTTCACTAGGTTCAACTTGATATCGAATTCTTTCTCTACTTCGTTAATGGTGTCAATAATGGCTTCGTTCCAAAACTGAGCTTCAAATCTGAATTGAACTTTCACACCTCTTGGAAGTCTCAATTGAAAATCTTTAATCCACAATATAGCATCCCTCACAGTTGACTGCTTTGCAAAACAATCAATCAGGAATTTCTTACCGTCTTTCAATCCCCATACACGAATGGCGTTAAAATCACTTGTGGCAGTTCCACCATACGCCACATCCCAAGGTGCTGTTATTGCTTCAAAGTGATCTATGCGTGGCAACTTAGCCCATTGAATGTACTCATCTTTGAATATAGTTCCTTCAATGTGCGGCGAGTTATTGTATTCAGCTGCTACAACTAAACTTCCCAAGTCTTTCTCCTGGTCTTTGAAGAATTGAGGTGTAAACATCGCTGGCCATGTCGGTTCATAAGTAACCGGGTTAAACGCATCCACTCTGTCAATTTCCCAACTTTCCTTTCCTTCAGTTACGAGATCAAAGATCATGTTCGGATGAAACTTGTTTTGAGCAATCAATACTCTTCGTCCTTTTGGAGTCATTGCAGGAATACAACTTCTCAAAAACCATTCAGCTGCTTCTTTCTGTCTTTTCGGGTTTTTGGAGGTTTCTTTGGTTTCCCAGTCATCCGCAACCAGCATGTCTGGACGTTGCTTTCCAACTCTCAATCCACGTGGTTCTTGACCCATTCCAATTGCCTTAGCTAAGAATCCTGATTTCGTTCTAAAAAATCCATCTTCCCAGCTTCCCAATAGTTTCTGTGGGCCAAAGTCATTTATCAATCTTGGGTTGTTCGCAAACTCTGCTTGAATGTCTCCAAGTAGTATCTTCGCTTTGTCTTCGTTCTGTCCAACAACAACAAGGAAGTTTAAGTCGTCATTAATCCACAACCAAAGCGGAAGAAGAGTTGTAGCAAGAACAGATTTCGCATGACCTCTCGACCATTGCAACCAACCTTTGTATTTCTTTGATCGCCTAACTTTACGAGCAATACGAGTATGGAATAGAGGTGTCTTGGTAATTTCTTCAGTCTCATCATCCATGATCATGTGCTCAAAGTAGAATTCCACAAATTCAGGAAACTTCTTTTTGAGATTGCCAATCCTTTCTTTCTTATCCTTTTCAGATTCGAAAGGATCTACACCTTGATTTTGTGAAATACGAAGACACAACTGTTCGTATCGAAGTTGCGCCTGCTTATCTTTTGCTTTATACGCTCCACTCATTTATCGCTCTTTTGCTAATTGGTTGATGAACTGTTGCGATAGGTTCGCAAACTTGGTCAGTTCTTTTGGGTCATTTTTTGACAAGTACTGAATGAATTCTTCAAAGCATTCAATGTATTTGTGAATGGGTTGATTAGACAATGTTTCAATTTCCTTTCTCAAAATTCCCTTGGCATCGCTCAATTCCTTATTAGGCACACCTGCATAATCATCACGAATCTTAGCGTTCACAGCTTTCAATTGTGAATAAGCTTCAATTAATAATTGCGGACGTGTTACCTGTATGGCATCACGCATCATGTCCCAGTCTCCATCATCTATCCATTTCCGCAAGGTCTTTTCTGTAACGCTTGCATTTATAGCAATCTGTCTTCTCGTTAAGTCAGATTTGATGTATAAACTTTGGGCTAAACTCTTCTTCTCCGCAATCTTCATAGTTTCAAATTTCGGGATTTAAACACCTATAAAAAAGCCTTTATTAGATAACGCTAATCTTACAAAACCATTATGTTACAGTAATGATATCGTTGTGTTTGCTCGGTTTTTTTAACCACAAAAAAGCCCTCAAATTTGTATCAAACGAAGTCGAATAATGATATTTCAATTAAGTGGTAAAAGTTCAGGAAGTTTATACGGTGCTATATATGGCGGTGACGCTCATTATATAGTTGGCGAATTAAAAACTTTCTTACAAGGAAAGAGCAATGCTACTATTCACATGCACACACCTGGCGGTTCTGTTTTTGATGGCAACCTTATTTATAATACGCTCCGAGCGTATAAAGGTGATCTCACAATTATAATTGATGGAATATCGGCAAGTATGGGAACGATCATCATGCTTGCAGCGGACACCATTAAGATTGCAGACAACGGTTGGATCATGATTCATTCGCCTGCAGGAATTGTACAAGGAAATGCCAAGGCAATGGAACAGAATGCTAAAGTCTTGAGAACCTTAGAGGCTCAATTTATGAAGCATTATATGGCTCGAACTTCTAAGACAGAAGAGGAAGTCAAAGACTGGCTGGATGGAGACAACTGGTTTTCTGCCGACATGGCTTTTGATGAAAACTTGGTTGACGAGGTTGTTGATCCAGCACTATCAGATGAAGACATTAACGCTTATCACGAAATGATGAATGTTGCCGCATGCATCGAAAACTTTGAGTCAGATAAAGAACTCAAAGAACGCTTCTTTTCAGCAGGCACCCAAACAAGTATTACCCCCAAAATAAATAATAACATGAAGTTAAATGCAAAGACTATTGTCGGTTTAGGAATAGATCCTGAAGCACAAGACAGTACCATTAATGCAGCGATTGATGATGTTGTTGCACGCAATTCTACACTTGAGAAGAACCTCAAGAAGATGGAAGATGAGCAGGAAGCTCGTCAAGCGAAGGCAACTGAAACATTGATTTCAGCCGCTGTGAAGTCAGGTAAGATTAAGGCATCCGATAAGGAGCGTTATCAGAAACTTGCCAAGTCAGATTTTGACCTTGCAAAGGACACGATCGACAATTTACCAATCAAAGACAACCTAACTGCACAAGCAGGAGGACTTGGTAAACCAAACACTCCATCTGCTGACGGCCGTGATAAATGGACGTACAAAGAATGGAAAGAGAAAGACTATTCAGGTCTTCTTAAAATGGCTGAGGAAGAACCTGAGCGTTACAAACAAGTATTAACCACTTCAAATTTAAAATAGTTATGAAGAAATTATTTGCATTTTTACCAATGGCCATTTTGGCATTAACTGTAACACTTGTTACAGGAGCACCAATCTTGGCAGCAGGAGCGACAGTCATAGGATTGTCGATGTTAACTCCTAAAATTGAGGGCGCAGCCTTCTCGGGTCTCCAAAAAGAAATCTGGTTGGACACCATCTTAGAAGGTTTCTACGCTGACGATATGTTCTTATCTGAAATGCGTGACATGTCAGCATTCGTAGACAATGAAGTAATCAATTTAGCAGAGGCAGGTGTTAATCCTGATGTATTGATCAACAATACCTCTTACCCTATTGCAATTTCTTCACGTACAGATGGACCGATTGATTTACCATTGGATTCGTACGACACGGAGAACACATTGGTAAGATCACTTGAGCAATCGACGTTAGCCTATGATAAAGTAAAATCAGTTACGTATGGCCACAAGCAGGCATTACGAATGACGTTTATGGAATATGCTGCTAATAGAATTGCACCCGCTACAGATTCAACAGACACACCTTTGATTGATGCTACTGGAACAGACAATGGTGATGGCGTTAAGCGATTAACTTACAAAGATGTTCGAGGTCTTCGAAAGCGATTTGACAATGGAGAGCTTCCATCGGAAGGTAGAATCTTAGTATTGTCAGCACAGCATCAAGAAGACTTGGAGTTGGAAGATGTTGAGCGATTTGACAAAGTAATGGACAAAGGAATGTTAGCAGGATTTAAAGTGTATTTCTTGGCTGAAAAGCGACTTCCACGTTACAATCAATCTACAGGCGCAAAAGTAGCGTGGGGAGCATCCGCAACTCCAGCTACAGATGTTCACGCATCCATTGCATTCCATAAGGATGAAGTAATGCGAGCGCAGGGAACTGTTGATTTATTCTCGAAAGAAAAAGATCCTGAAAACAGAGGTGATGTAATTGGTTTCCAAATGCGAGGGCTTTCAATGCCTATCCGTGGAAAAGGAGTTGCAGCACTTTACTCACCAGCTGTCTAAACATTAAACCCAAAACCCCCAGAAAAAAAAGGAGTCGTGAACAAGCCATTAATCATATTAGATCCAGGACATGGAGCAATTAATCCCGCTACGGGAAAATATGTGACCCCTGGCAAAGCATCTCGTCATGAGGTGGACGGCTCCTTTTACTTTGAAGGTGTAGGGAACAGAGTGTTTGCAAAGGTGTGGAAAGATATATTGTGCACCTATGGTTATGAAGTGGAGTTTACCGTTTCTCCTGATGATTGGGAGGATATGCCATTGCATGAGCGAACAGCAAGAGCTAACAAGTTGGCCAGACGAAAAGATGCTGTTTTAATCAGTATTCATTCCAATGCCGCACGTTCTTCAAGAGCAAGAGGCCATGAAGCGTTTACTTATTTTGGTTTTACGCAATCAGATGTTATTACTGAAAAGTGGCTAACCAATTTCAATAAGAAGTTTCCAGACATTCCTTTGCGGAGTGATAGAACAGACGGAGACCTTGATAAAGAAGCCAACTTTGCAGTGGTAAGAGAAACCAACTTTCCTGCTGTATTAATTGAATTGCTCTTTCACACCAATGATGATGATGTGCGCATGTTGCGTGATTGTCAATTTCAAAAGGAAACGGGTGTGTTGTTAGCAGAAAGTTTGTACCAATACACCTGTCACTTTTGAATTACGAAAGTGAAATAATAGTTGCGGCTGCAGGATTAATTACTACTGCTGTAGGCTGGATATTAGGTGGTCACCAAAAATCAAAAAGAGACGGTGCACAAATGATTGGTGACGGTGCAGAGAAGTTAATTCAAACCTCACAAGGGTTACTTGACTACCTGGAGAAGCAACGAAGAATTGCAGACACAAAGACATCAGATTGCGAAGGCAAATTACAAGAGTACGCTGTTCGTCTTGAAAAACAAGATTTTAGAATTGAAAAACAAGACAAGATCATCAACAAGATGAACAAAGAAATTAATACAAAGAAAGGATGAAGCATTTATCTTTCATAGTTGCCATGATGTTGGCGTTGTTGACGACCTCCTGCTCGCTAACAAGAAGTGCAGACAAGACGACAGATACAACGCTGACTCATCGTGATTCTACCTCTTATTCAAAAGAGATAACAATAGACACGGTAAGAGTAGCCAAACGATCTGACAGCATGAAAGTATTGCTTAATGATCTACTTGAAAAAGGAGAGTTTAAACAGCGATATAATGGTGTTCAAACGATCATTAGGTATAAAGATGACACGGTAAGTGCTGAATGTATTTGTGACGAAGTAGAAAAGTATGTCACGAGCACAATGGAGAAGTATTTTAAGACGCATCAAAAAGATCGCGAATTTATACAGAAGGAAAAAATTAAGAAAGTGGTTACCAAAACGGACTGGACAGCCATTCTCATACTTTCTATAATGATATCAGTCCTTATTTTATTCATTTATTTAAAAACAACTTATGGCAAGTAAAGAGCATAAAGAGAAGTTGAATGACTTCTTTAAGAACTACCCAAAAGACGACGAATGTGTTATTACATCCGACGGTCAGATTTTCCAAAAGAAAGCCTCTATCTGGGCAAAGCGTCACGCTGAACAGAATGGCTTAAAACTGGATACAGCACAGCGATCTGGAAAGGAAAAACCAAGCGATTCAGAAACAGCTAAAGACGGTGATGGTGCATTGCCTGATTTCAGTAAGATGACCAAAGCAGAGTTGAATGCTTTTGCAACGGAAAACGATATTGAAGTTGACGAAAAAGACACAAATGCAGAGATCGTTGATAAAATAGAATCCCATTTAGAAAAGAATTTTGATCCTGAAACCATTAAGGATTCTTATGATGAGTTCAAACCCACTCAAAAAGATTAATTATGTTGAACGATGTAAATATTAATAAAGTTCGTGGTGGTCTCGGAAGACGAGAGCCATCTTCGGATATGGTTAGTGGATTAATAGCTAACGGAGTTGCCGTAACTGGCGGCGTACAATTAGATACTGTTTACAGGATTCTGAGTGTAAAAGAAGCGGAAGATCTGTTGTTGGATGAAGATTACGACACCACGAATACGGTGCTCGTTTATGAACACATCAAAGAGTTCTTTCGTATCAATCCAAACGGTGATCTTTACTTATTAGTTAAGGATCAAACGGAATCTTATGTAGACTTAGCCAAGGAACTCCCATTCTTAACGGATGAAGCAGATGGAAAGATCAACCAAGCGGGAATCGCTTACAATCCTTCCACGGCTGTA